GCATCTGCAAAACCTTGTTGTCTTAATTGTGCTTCAAGTCCTGCTCTACCTAACGCAGTGTCAGCTAAAAATTGACCCTCTAATGCACCTTGTCTGCCACCGCCAAACGCTCCTTGTGCTACTGCTATATCAGAAATATTTTGTAAACCTGCTTGTCTTGATTCATCAAATTGTCTTAATGATTCATCAATAACTTGTTGTTGAAATGGTGATGTAAAAGCTGCAATTGATCCAGCCCCGGTCCCTGCTCCAGTGCCCATGAACTGTCCGAGTCCAGCAAGATCTTGTCTAACTGCGCCTACGTCTTGACCTGCTTGTGTTATAGCTTGTTGAGCTGATGTTAAAAACGGTTGAAAACCACCAATACCTTGTGTTGCAAGATTAATTGCCTGTGTTTGTAATGGATCTTCACCAGCAACAAATTGACGACCCGTAAACTTAGATGTATCTATGGGTGTAGATGTTGCAGCTGTCAGCTGCTTGGCGTAATCCTTAGCGGTTTCTTGTAAATAATCTGGTAATGCCATTATGCTAATCTACCCTCCAACATTTGTGCTTGGTTAAACATTGCTTGTGCAGGATTTTCTTTGCCCTGGGACTCTTCTGATATATTACCACCAGCTTCCAGATTGTCCATCATATTCTGCATAACTTCAGCACCTTTGTCTATGTCGCCTCCGCCTGCATTTCTTACAGCATCTGCTGTAAATACAAATTCATTCTTGCTAAGTCTAGCTGGC